AAATTACATTAGCAGCAAACCTTGGGTTGCATCTAATTATTTACGTGACCCATCCAGAAAACCGAATTGGTTATGATTGATGATGATGTAAAGATTTCTATCAACCTTAACAAGTTGGTAGAGGCGAGAGCAAAACTCCAAAGTCAATATGGAGATTACTCTAGTAAGGTATGCAAGGGTGAGTACCTTGATGGGAATGATATTGATAGAATTGCATCTAGATTGAGAGATACATTGACATGGGAGAGTTTGTATAGTATGATTGATGAAGCAGTTTTAGAATACTTGCGTATAAAAGAAACTCATGAATAAGCAAATTCCTTTAAAGGATTACATGGTAGATGGATGGGATCGTGGACCTCATGGTGCTCACCCATATAAGCGTGGTTCACTCCATAATAAAATTGGTATGTGGATCATGTGGATCTTCTACGTTATTGTAATAGTACAAGTGCTTCATGTAATTACAGTCATACCATTCTTTCCAATAACATTTCTAATGTTATTATTTGGAGCATACATATTGTTTCAAGGATGGATAGCAAGATGACTGATATACAAGAAATTACAGAGGAAGAGGCAGTTACTAATCTATCTTTCCTTTTAACCATGTGTGAGAGAAATCGTACAGTTTGGAGAATTAAACGTCCTGATGGATCAGTTGCTTTATTATCACCAGTTCTTCAATCTGGTCCACCAGTAGATACTGATGTCCTCAAACAAGTTGAGGAATTTAGAAAGGACTTTGTTGACAACGCTGCCTAAATACGTTATAATACGTGAGCAAACGAGGAAGTCATGAGACTCAAACGGCATGAAACTCCTAGAAAATTGGGTCGCAATACTAAGTCAAAGTTAGCGTCTGCTCGTTTGCGTCAATTGAAGAAAAGAACCAAAATGTTCTTGAAACGTTTGGAGGGAGTACAAAAGATCTCTGATTAGAAAGAGTGCCCTCTATTTTTTTGTGTCTATAAAATGAAGAACAATCTTAATGTTGTGAAAAACGTCTCTAAGAAAATTCCTTTACAGGATGATTTTATTGGGATCTATGATAATGTTCTTACAAAAGAACAATGTGCTAATTTCATTTCATTCTTTGAAAATCTAAGGACAACTGGATTTACAACTTCTCATCAACTTGAGAATCATAGAATTGATATGGAAGAGCATAATGCATCATGGCATTATGATTTAAATGCAGCAACGCCAGTCAGTGATACATTTTTTAATGTTACTAGTCAATGTGTAAATGAATATTTGAAGAAGTATACGGTATTAGGTCAATCTAGATTTTTGTTTTATGATTTTAAGTTAAAGAAAATACCTGTTGGAGGAGGATTTCATGACTGGCATTTTGAGAATTCGACGATAATATCTTGTGCAAGGCAATTAGTAATACAGATATATTTGAGTGATATTGAAGAGGGTGGAGAAACTGAGTTTCTATATTTAAATAAGAGGATTAAGTCGAAAGCAGGTAGGTTAATTATATTTCCAGCAGGTTATACACATGTTCATAGGGGTAATCCCCCTATTGGACAAGAAAAGTACATCGCAACCACTTGGGGGATTTTACAAAGCTCATGACAAAGAAAACCTTTGAAGCGACTGATAAAAAAGGTCGTCAGTCTACTTGGGAATGGGAGGAAACTCCTGAAGTTAAAGCAGCGTTAGAAAAGTTACATCAAGATATAAGGGATGAGAAAAATGCCTGATACTGAGGACTGGAGAAGGATCGAAGATCCAAATTATGAAGATATTGATAATGATATAGGCATATTTGGTACATCCAAAGCTGCTACTGAAATTTGTTTAATACAAATTGATAGTGTTATCAGTACAATTAAGGGTAATAAGTGGGAAAAGGCAATGGAAGGTCCATTGTATACAATCAAATACGAACTCGAACGTCAACTTTCTTTTTTACAATGAGTACTATTATGAACAATGTTGTTGAATTACCTGGTACATCAGTTACCAATAATTTTTTATCTAACATCTTAGATGAGTATATAGAAAATGATAATGACTGTTATGAAGATCTTTTAAGAGAATTAGAAGGGAAAATTAAATACCATAGCGACTGCTTAGAAAGAGCAAGTGATCTTTACGGAACGCTTCTTCAAAATAGGGAGGTTAAATCCGTATAAATAGACAAGTAGCCAATAGTGTAATTATTCGTGGGAACTAAGAAGATATCTCAGTTAGATACAATATCAGATTCTAACCTTTCGGGAGAAGCAATTCTCCCAGTTGTTGTATCTGACCCATTGATTCCTAACAGAAAAGCAAAAGTAAATCAACTATTCAAAGGAGTAGGTCAGGGTACGAAAAATGATCCTGGTCTTTGTTTTGACCTTGATAGAGATTCTGGAATTTACCAGAATGCTTATGATCAATTAGGCATTGCTTTTGGCGATGGTGGTCTGTATATGACACGAATAGATAATGGTAATAGTAGTGTATCTTTGTATATGACTGCTATTGATGATGTAGCGAATAATGCTGATATTGTATTATCACCTAAAGGAACTGGTGCTGTAAAAGTTACTGGTAACTTTGTAGTTTCTGATCAAACTTTTATTCTTGAGGATGCTCAAGGACCAAAAGCAAGATTTGAAGTAAGTAATATTGGAACTGGTACAAATACTCGTATTTTTACTCTTCCTGCTATTACATCTGGTAATGGTACTACCGTAGTAGGTAGTGATACACAACAAACATTGACGAACAAGACTCTTCTTATTGATGAAGATAATTTTGTTCTTGTAGATAATACTGAAGAAGCAATTTTTCAAATTAACTGGTCAATTACTTCTGGTAGTAGACGTTCTTATTTCTTACCTGATGGTGGAACTGTAACAACAACTGCTGAACCAACTGCTACTTCATCTACTTTACTTGATACTAAAGCAGAACAAACTACTTTAAATAAAAGTTTTGTTAATGCAAAATTTGTTGCAAATGCAGATTCTGGAACGAAATATGCTCAGTTTAACACTGATGCATTAACAGCAAATAGGGTAATAACATTCCCTGATACTAATGTAACTGTTGTTGGTACTGATGCAACTCAAATACTTCAGAATAAATCTATAGAAACATTAGTTTTACAAGATTCTAGTGATGGTACTAAGAAAGTTACATTCAATCTAAACAATCAGAATACTTTATCAAACTCTATCTACGATTTCCCACCAACAAACCTTCTAAATAACTCTAGTGGCAATAATACATTAGTAACTGAAGAGGCACAACAAGATATGTCTAACAAGACAATCTTTAGTCCTATTTTTAAGGAAACATCTAATCTACTTGGTAGTGTTTCATTTGGATTTGATAATATTACTAATCCAAGAACTATTAAGTTCCCTGATGCAGATGCCACCTTATTGTCAACGGAAAACGTTACTACCTCTGATGTTAACTTCGGTGCTGGTATTGGAGCACAAGTACTTTCTGGTAGAACCAGACTACAACAATTCTTTTACGCAGGATTTTAATTAAAAAATAGCTATGGCAGACCAAGGAATTTTAGCACAATCTAAACCAGCAGCAGGAACAGATACTGTGCTGTACGCACCCATTATAGGGCGATCTGCAAGTGTGGTGCTTAATGTTGCAAATGACGGATCCGCATCCGCATATAGTGTAGCAATCAAAGAGTATGATCAAAAATTAACTCTAGGTGCTTCAACGTATAAGTTACATACAGGTGATGTAATTACAAATTATAGAGTTGCAGTTGGTACTGCAATGGGATTACAATCAGGGTTTACTCCAGGTTTACAAATTACTACTAATGATGGAGAAAAGAAATTCAGATTTGAAAATTTTTATGTTCCAGACGCTACTTCAGTATTTGTTAAGGCAGTTAATATAAGGCAAATTACTTATGAATCTTTAACTGGTTCATTTGGTGTTGGAGAAACAATTTCTACAGGAACTGCACCTAATGATACAACAGCAGTAGTATATGGTATTGCTGAAAGTATTATTCATATTGGTCCATCAACTATAAATGGAACTGGTGCTGAATTTGCTGCTGGTGATGCCATAGCAAGTACTGGTGGTGCTGGAGCAACTATTTCATCAGGTGGTATAGGAACTGCTGCTGGTGATTTTGTTTTCTCTACTACAACTGCTGGTGGTACTTATGGTTTATTTTTTAACGGAGGAGTAACAGTATTTTCTGATAGAACATATCGTTTTGATACTTCTGATGCTTCTATGAGTGGTAGAGATTTCAAACTTTCTACTACTATTAATGGTGAATTTGGACCTGATGGTACTGCTGGTAATGGTGATGATGGTACTGAATATACTACTGGTAAAACTACTAATGGTACTGCTGGATCAGGTGGTGCGTATAGTCAATATGTTTTGGCAGGTAATTCTCCTGCAGCACAATTATATTTCTATGATGGTGGTACAGGAACTGCTGGTAACTCTGTTTATGGTGGAGATAACCGTTATATTACTACAAGTACCAACTATGAGTATACTGAATTTTTCATCTATTCAAAAGAAGGAACTATAGTTAACTCTACTGATACTTTCCAAGTCGGTGCTGTAACATATACTGTTACAGGTCAAACTGCTGGTCCTTATGGTTATGTTCGTGATTATAGTGGAAGTGTTTTAAAGGTAATTAAAGGTATAAATTCTGCTGACTTTACTACTTCTGATACCTTTAGAGATGCTCCACTCTCTAGTAGTGCTAGTAGAACACTTGCTACAATTAGTAGTGTTGATGTAGCAACTGGTGCTGTTGAAGCAAGTGATTATATTGCTATTGGTAAAGCAAATGGTGCCAATAATGTTGATAAAATTACTTCTTTAGTAATTGGTGGAGGAGAAAGACTAGTTGTAAACAGTGTTGGACAAAATAATGTATTTAGCGTGATTGGTTTTGAAGATGCAAGCAACGCTATAACTGCCAGAGTATTTGGTGGTGGCGGTGGTGGCGATTAATCACCATAATAAATAACAATAAAGGCAAAGTAGGTAATGTCACTAACTAGGTTAAAGAATATTATTACGTCCAGGACTGGACGTATTATCTACGTCAACCCTGACGATTTTGATGCTTCAGACTCTATTGATAATAGAGGAAACTCTGCTTTGCGACCTTTTAAATCGTTGCAACGAGCATTTCTTGAAGTAGCACGATTTTCATATAGAGTTGGTTTAAGTAATGACGAGTTTGATGCTTTTAGTATCATGCTCTATCCTGCTGAGTATGTTATTGATAACAGACCAGGTG